GATATGCACTTGACTGTAAGGACACAGTTGGTGGAATCAAAAATTTATACATAACCGAACAAGCAAACATTACTGCGGTAACTGAAAATGCAAGTGGTTTTGTAACAGCAATAACAAGGTCAGCAGGTAAAAAATATTTTACTTATGCTTTAGAGCCAAGAGGCGCAAATAGTACAACTAATAACATCAATACTGACCCTAAAATAGGAACAGTAGGTTATGAGCAAACTATCGCAGCTACGTTCTTAAAAATGGCTTATGAAACACAATTCAAACTACAACAAATTATTAAGAACAGAACTTCTATAATTGTTGAAATGAAATCAGGTCAATTCTTTATTTTCGGTTCTGCATTCGGTATGGAATGTACAGGCGGAACAGGAACAAGTGGTGCAGCATTAAATGAGTTTAATGGCTACTCTTTAACATTCGCAGGAATGGAAAAAGTATTTGCACAAGAAGTAGACCCTACTATCATAGCAGCATTGTTAGTATAACATGTTAGTTTAAAATTCTTCATTGTTTTCATAGCAAAAAGCCAATCGATTAAGTTCGGTTGGTTTTTTTGTTTTAGTTTGTTTAGCAAACTTTTTAATTATTTATATTTATAGTTAGTGATAAGATTCTTAAAAAATAGCACAAACAATGTAGTAGTAACATTAACTGAAAATTCAACAGTTACAAATCCTATTTATTTGTTTTTATTTACAAACCAAACATCGAATGTGCCTTATTATTTTATAGGTACTGATACAAGCGCATATAAAACACGATATAATAAGTTTAGTATAATTGAAAAGGTAAGTGCAAACACTTTAAATGGCGAAGTTACGTTAGGTTTTAAAGGCTATTATAACTATAAGGTATATCAAACATCATTAGCGAACACAAGTGGGCTTACAACAGCAGCAGATGCAGTTCCTTATATAACAAAAACAGTTGAAGTTGGTGTTGTTGATGTGGTTTTGGATGCACAAACTACCACAGAATACGATGTACAAGATGAAACTAACATAATTTACCAACCACAATAAATGGCATATACAGATAAGACAATAAAAATAGGTTTTAGTAATGACAAAGTTCCAATGTTTGTGGAACAAAAGTCAAAAGTATGGGTTAAATATGGTGAAGAAAACAACTATCCTCAATACCTTGTACTATTATTTAATAGAAGTGCAAAGCATAACGCAATAGTAACAAGCAAACAACTATATATTAGTGGTAAAGGTTGGCAATTTGACCAAACAGAAATGCAAGGTGAAGAAGTTATTGCACTACAATCATTTATTGATAACCCTAACCAGTACGAAACACTAAATGATTTAGCTAAAAAAACTATTTTAGACAATGAATTATTTGGTGGTTGTTATATTAAGGTAGTAGGAACAAAAGGAAAGAAAGGACAAGAGTTATACCACATTGATTATTGCACAGTAAGAAGCAATGAAGATAATTCAGAATTCTATATTAGTGATGAATGGATAGATGAAAGTGGAAACGAAAATACATCACCATTGTTTACTACTTTGCCTGCTTATGACCCAAATGTAAAACAAGCAGAATCGATTTATTACTACAAGAGTTATAGACCAAATTTAAATACTTATACTTTACCCGATTACATTGGGGCAGTTCCAGCAATTATAACAGATGCAGAAGTAGCAAATTATCATAGAGCAGAAATACAAAATAGCTTTAAAGGTAGCAAGATGATTACTTTTGTTAATGGCATTCCAAGCGATGATGAAATGAAAGCTACTGAACGCAAGTTAAAGAGCAAATTTACATCAACAGATAGCGCAGGTTCGATAGTTGTAGACTTTGCTGATGACAAGGATAGAGTAGCAATTATAAACGATTTAAGCGCAGGAGATTTTGCAGACAAATACACAGCCTTAAACGATACAATACAACAAGAAATATTTGTAGGACATAAAGTAACTTCACCAATGATTTTTGGTGTTCGTGTAGAAGGACAATTAGGTGGTAGAGCAGAAATGATTGATGCGTTTAACCTATTTACAAATACTTATGTAGCACCAAGACAAGAAGTTCAAGAGCAAATATTTAATATTTTTGCACCTGTAAAAGGTAAGTTAAAAATAAAACAACTTGAACCTATTATGCCAAGTTTCACCGAACAAACACTAACACAAATTTTAACAAAAGATGAGTTACGTGAAATAATTGGCAGAAAACCATTAGAGCCTACACAAGTAGTTCAAGCACCTGCAACAAACTTTAAGTTTAGCAAGCAAGTAAAAGATTTAATAGATTACGAAACATTCAGTAAGTATGGTGAAAGTGTAGAAAACTTTGAACTTGTAAAAACTAAAAAAGTAATGTTTGGCAAGGAAGATTTTATTTCTAAAATTGAACAAGGAATATTAGACTTAATTAAAAAGACTCCAGATATAACTATTGAAAGTTTAATGGAAGTAATGAAGTTAGATAAAACCAAAGTTAGCGATGCAATAGAAACTTTAATCGGTGATGGTTTAATTGATAAAAACTTAAAGATAACTACTAAAGGAGAAAACAAAAACGTACCAACTTTTAGTGAATTGTTTATAAGATACAAATATGCTGAAAGAAGTGATGCACCTGCATTAGTAGAGGGTGGTGTTAGTAGAGATTTTTGTGCAGCAATGATAAGCAATCCACGTTATTTTAGTCGTGAAGATATTGAAAACATTGGTAATGATTTAGGGCAAGTTTACGATATACCTAACTACGATGCATTTAGGCGCAGAGGTGGTTGGTATCATGACCCAATTCAAGATGTAAACTTACCATATTGCAGACATATTTGGGTACAAGAATTAGTAAAAAAAGTTAAATAATATGGCAGCACAAGTTTTATTTTTAAGCGAACAAACATTAAAGCAGCGTTCTGTATTGCAGGATAATGTTGATATGAAGATTGTAACCCCTACTATTATTGAGGTGCAAGAGTTTTATATATTACCTATTTTAGGAACAAGTTTATACAACGAATTAAAAACACAAATTGCAGCGAGTACAACAACGAATGCAAATAAGAATTTAATTGATAACTACATTACTAATACTATGATTTGGTACATGCAAGTTGAATTACCATTAGCAATGAACTATAAGTATTTTAACAAAGCAGTAGGTGTTCAGAACGCGGATAATATGCAACCTGCAAGTATGAATGAAATTAGGGATATAATGGATGAGGCAAGAAACAAAGCACAAGTATATGCCGAGAGATTAACTAAATTCTTATTAGCTAACACAACTACCTACCCATTGTATTTAACGCAAACTGGTGTAGGCATAGACACTATCTTTCCGCAAAGAACGAATTATAATAGTGGAATGTTATTAGATGGTGATGATTGTTGCAGTGGTAGATATAACTTTCAAGGAATAAAAATAGAACCGAGAGAATTAACCAAACCTTGTACATATTGTTAATGAAAACAAAAATAAAGAACGAACAAAAGTTACAGAAATTTATAAAAGAAAATGCAATTTTACACACTCAATCAAATAATAAATCTGTTCGAAACAATAGCGACAAACCACGCACAGATAAACGGATTTAACTTTGGTGAAGCATCAGATATTTCAGCGAGTGAACAAGAGCAATACCCTTTGTTATGGGTTGATGTAATTGATAGTAGTATTGATAGTAATACTTTAAGTTTAAATATGAACGTAAAAGTAATGGATATACAAAAGGATGACCAAACAAATGAACGTGATACGTTAAGCGATTGTTTAAGTATATCACAAGATGTTTATTCTGCTTTGACTAACCCAACATATCAAGATTACTTTTTGTTAAGTTTTGCAACAAATTTAGTACCTTTAAGAGAAGTATTAGCAGATAAGGTAAATGGTTGGGAAATGAATTTAACTTTTGAATTAGCACAAGAAAGAAACAGGTGTCAAATACCTTTAAAATAAATAAAAAAATATATTATTAAACAAATAAAATAAAATTATGGCAACAGCATTAGAGCAAATAGTAGGGTCACAAAGTTTTGAAGTTATAAGCACAACTTCAGCATTTACAGGTAAGACATACACATCAATTGTAGTTAATTCAGATGCAGTTTTTAGTGCATTGCAAATAGATAGTGTAAATGTAATGACATCAAAAGGTCTTACGGGAGTTACAATCAAAGCAGGAGCATATTTATCGGCAGGAAGTGGCTCGGTATTTAATGCAGTTACTTTAACAAGTGGAACGATAATTTGCTATAACTAATTATGGCTTTAGGAATAGGAATCGGAACTACTTTTAATAACATAACTGCTACAGGTTTGAGTAGTCAGGCTTTATCTTGGCAATCAAGAATTGTGGCTGCAGGAGGAACTATTGATAGTGGAGTACTAACTATTATTGATAATAATCTTATCAAACCAATGGTGTCATCAGGCATCTTTGATTGTCTTGATAAATTCCATTTATTTGTAGGAACAAATGATAGAACTGCTGCAAAAATTAACTTAATAAATAGTTCTTATGATGCAGTTGAAGTTAATTCATCAAGAATAAATTGGAATAATAATTCGGGATTTATTTCAAATGGAACATCAGTTGGTACAGGTGGATATTTAACATTTGGCTATAACCCCGCAACTGCACCGAAATGGTCTGCTGATAGATTTAATTGTTCTCAATTTATTTATGGAGTGGTTGCTACTAATTCATCTAATTCAAGTATGATGGGTCAAGGTTCGGGAACATCTACAAGAAATGCTTCTATATTTAAAAATACAAGTGGTCAAATTACTATAAATATGAACCATACTGCTACAACAGCAATTGCAAGTGGTATTACAACCTCTGCTCGCAATTGGATATGTGGCACAAGAACTGCAAATACTGTTCGTGTAATTATAAACACGACTTCTAGTTCATTTACAATAGCACCAACATCAACAATATTAAGTCAAGAAATTGGCGAGTTGGCTATTTTAGGTAATACCTCTACTGCTAATCTTGATGCTACAACAGGACATCTCGTAAGTGGTCACGGAAATAACAATTTTGATAATCAGTTATTAAGAACATATATTTTAAATACTTATACTGCTTTAGGAATATGAGAACTATAACTATTACATTACAAGAATATTTAAGTTTAGGATTGGTAAATATTTTATCTTATGAAATTATGCCATTTGATGAGGTAAACTTTCCTTTTAACTACATACTATATTACAATGATTTAATTGTAGAAGCATCGGTTGGGTATATGACACCTGAAGAGTTAGATGATTGGAGTGTGTATCAAACAATGGATGAAAAAATTAAGGCTAAACTTGGATTAATTTAATGAATAAGAATACTACTTTATTTATTGAAAACGTATTTGTATGGGTTGGAGTTATAACTGCTTACGCAAGTGCTTTACTCCCATTAATTCAAGCATTAGCAGGATTGAGTGCATTTATATTTTCAATTTTGTCTATCATAAAATTTATAAAAAATTGGGATGCTAAAAAAAAATTGGGAAAGTAGATTAAGCACTATTTTTGGTTTTATTGTAGCTATTGCGAATGCTTGGGTTACGATAGATTGGGTTACTTTTGACATCAATAAAGAATATCCTAAATTGGTATTAAGTGCATTAATTGGAATTGGTGGCTATATGACAAAGATAAACTCAAAAGTAAACTAATAAGTGAACTAATGACAATGATAAGTAAACACATAACATTACAAGAAGCAACCGAGAGTGCAACTGCTTTAAGAATGGGCATTAAGAACGTGCCTAATGAACTTGAATTAGATGCAATGAAGTATGTTGCAGAAAACTTATTTGAACCTATTAGAGAGTGGTATAATTCGCCAATAAAGATAAACAGTTTTTATAGATGTTTAGCACTTAATAAAGCAGTAAAAGGAAGTGTGACAAGTGGTCACGTTTTAGGCAATAGTATTGATATTAGTGCAGGTTCAAAAGTAGAAAATAAAAAGATATTTGATTTTATAAAATTAAGTGGATTAGATTATGACCAGGTTATTAATGAGTACGATTATACTTGGATTCACATTTCACTAAAAAAGAGTGGCAATAGAAAACAATTACTTGTAATAAAGTAGTGGATAGTGTAGACATAGAACGTGCAAAGATAGTTGCTATAATCATAGAGAAAGAAAAACAAAAAGCTATTGATTTAAAAAAGGAACAAGACTTAAAAAAGAAAAGAAAATGAAATATTTAATCCTCATCTTATTATTATCAAGTTGCTATACTAAACACCAAGCCATAGAAAAGTTCTGTAACCAAGATACTGCAAGTGTAATTGTAACAATTCACGATACGATTATAACCGAAACCATACAAACCGATACGATATTCAACGAATTTGTTGATTCGGTTTATATAACTAAAGATAAATTAGAAATAGTTTATGTTAAAAAGTTTGGCAAAATATACATAGAC